AGAGGAACAGGAGATCCTGAACATTTCCGACGAAGGCGATGAGATCGTCGACGACGAGCAGGAACTTGACGAGCAGGACGAGCAGGACGAGCAGGACGACCGCGGCGACGAATTCGTTGACCCCGAGGCGGAGGATGATGACGCAGATGCCGGCGGCGACGACGGCAAGGGCGGCGAAGAAGAAGACAGCGAGGACAAGGGCGGCGAGGAAGAGGAAGACGACGACAAGCACGTCGGCGGCGTTCCCTTCGGCCGGCTGAACGAGGTGTCCCGCGTCAAATCAGCAGCCACTGCCATCGCTGACGGCATCGTCGACGGGCTGATAGATGCGCAGACCATCCGGGATCTCGGGGGAGCGAACGCCGTGGCCAAGGCCGTCGCAAACAAGGAGATCACCCTCGACGAACTCAAGCGGTTCGACGCCGGTACCCCAGGGGCACAGCAGGGCGAAGATGGCAAATCCAACCCGAGCGGACACGAATCCACTTCGTGGAACCTGGACGACAAGTATGTCGAGTACCAGGAATTGGTGGATGCTGGCGAAACCAAGGAGGCTGCCCAGCTCCTGCGCCAGATCAACCGCGAGGAGCGGATCCGCGATCGGGCCGAGGAGACGGCCAAGCAGACGCAGGCTACCCTCGACGTGTACGTCTCGCAACTGATGACTGAGTACCCGGTCCTGGCTGACGTGAAGAGCCAGGAGCACGAGGAGGTCATGGTGTGGGCCAACCACCTGCAGGCAACGCAGCGCATCTCCCGGCAGGCCGCGCTTGAGAAGGCCGTCGCCAGGGTGTTCCCCAGCGGCAAGGCAGCCGGCAGCGCTCCAGGTAACAACGGCAAGGCTAGCTCCGAAACGGCACAGGAGCGAGCCATCCGCGAGCGGAAGGAGGCGGCCGTCCGGCGAGGCGCAAAGGCCAGTCGGCAGCAACCGCCACCCATGGATCTCGGCGCCACTCCGAATAGCCCGACCAAACTCGACCCGGCCAACATGACGGACGAGGAGTTCGAGCAGCTATCCGAAAGCGAGAAGAAGAAGTACCGCGGGGATTTCGTCTGATGTTCCCGGCGAATCAGGAATGGCCCGGGCTGTAACCCTGGGCTAGGTCTCCGGGCGGGGTTCTCCTCCTCCTCCCTCGCCCGGGGGCCGTTTTGTAGGGCAACAGGAGAGAGCACAGCCAGGGTTCGCCACCCTGGAAAAACAATCCGGCGAATATCGTTTTCCTGCACGACAGCCAGGGCGTCTCGGTGCCGTAAGCACCCGTTTCCGCAGCTTGGGAGCGACATCCCAGGGAAGAGAGGGCCGCATTCCGCGGTCGGCAGCACCAACCTTTTTCCTGAATGGAGACACAACCATGGCAACAAACTTTGCAGGGCTCACCACCAAGCAGAAACTTGTCTGGTCGCGCGACGTATGGTCCGCGGCACGGGACAAGATGTTCATCAAGAAGTTCGTCGGCAGCGACGAGAACAGCATGATCCAGCGCGTCACCGAACTCACCAAGACCGAGAAGGGTGATCAGATGATCATGTTCCTCGTGGCCGACCTGGTTGGCGACGGCGTTGTCGGCGACAACGAGCGCGAGGGTATGGAAGAGGACATGCAGTCCTACGAGCAGATCATCACCATCGACCTGATCTCTCACGGCGTCAAAAACAAGGGCAAGATGGCCGATCAGAAGACGGTCATCAAGTTCCGCGAGCACGCCAAGGAAAAGCTGTCCTACTGGCTGGCCAACCGTCTCGACCAGCTGGCGTTCCTCACCATGTCCGGCATCAGCTACGCCTACAACACCAACGGTTCAACCCGGGCGAGCAACGCCTTTGCCAACCTGGCGTTCGCATCGAACGTGAGCACGCCGACCACCAAGCGCAGTCTCATGTGGACCGGCACGTCCCTGACTACCAGCAACACGGCGAACATCACCACGTCCTGCGTGCCCAGCTACAAGATGATCACGCAGCTGGTCGCCTACGCCAAGGACCACTACATCAAGCCGCTGATGTCCGGCGGCAAAGAGTATTACGTCCTTCTGGTCAAGCCCGGCACCCTGGCGGCGCTCAAGAACGACACCGACTACAAGAACGCGGTGATCAACGCGGCACCGAGCGGAAAGAATAACCCGTTCTTCACCGGCGCCACCGTCACCCTGGACGGCGTCGTCATTCACGAGCACAACATGGTCTACTCGACCACGGGCCTCGCCACGGCCAGCAAGTGGGGCAAGGCTGACCCGGGTTATGTCGACGGCACGCGCTCGCTGTTCTGCGGCGCCCAGGCCCTTGGCATGGCTGACCTCGGCAATCCCGAGTGGGACGAGAAGACGTTCCAGTACGGCAGCCAGGTTGGCATCAACGTGGACAAGATGTTCGGCTTCCTGAAGCCGAAGTTCTATTCCATCTACGACAAGTCGGTCGAGGACTTCGGCCTGATCGCCGTCGACCACTACCTGCCCATGTAAGCCCGCTGACGGCCGGCCCGCAATCCCCACCGGGGCGAGCGGGTCGAGCAGTCGGCCATTTGTTGAGAGGAACAGAACATGACAAGACTGCAAGTACAGTCGGAAGGGCGACAGTGGCCCCTTGTGGCAGCATGTCGATTCACCTTCGCCGACCTGGACGGGACCAGCTTCGTGCCGGTCATCGAGCTTCCGCCGAACCACCTCCTGGTTGGGCTGCAGCTTGGCGTGGACGCAGAGGCGGACGACGACGCGACCATGGACATTGGCGTCGCGACTGACCCCGACAGCCTCCTGGCTGCCGTTCCCGTGGGCGACTACATCGACGACGACGAGGTGACGGAGATCGACGGCAAGGGCATCACCGCCGTGTCGACGGCTGCAGACCTCGGGTACAGCGCGCCGAGAGCCGGCGAGGTTATCGGCGTCACCCCATCGGCAGAACTGACGGCCGGGAGCTTCTGCCTGATCGTCAAATACATCGTCTTCGGCCGCGGGCACACCACCGAATCCTGATCTAAACGCATTCACCTTTTTCAGAGGAATCTACCATGAGCGTATCGCTGCAAACCAGATCCGAGGGGCGACAGTCTTCGCTGTTCGCCATCGCCAAAATCACGTCGGCGGATTTTTCGACCACTGACTTCATCCCGCTGATCAAGCTGCCGCCGAACCACGTCAAGCTGCAGGCGTACCTTGCGGTCAAAACCGCGTCCGGGGCCGCGCTCACCTTGAGTCTGGGAACTTCCGGGGCGGCTACTGGCCTGCTCGGGGCAACCTCCGTTGCCGCGCAGGGCAAGACCGCCGTATCTACAGCTTCGGCGCTTGGGTACGGGGCGCCTTCGGCCGGCGAGGTCATCGGCGCAACGCCGTCGACCGGCACGTCGACCCTGCTCGAGGCCTATGTCGTCATCGAGTACATCGTACTGGGCCGCGAGCAGACCACCGAGTCCTAAGCCGGAAGGCATGTAACCCCAAGGCCCGGCCGGCCAGAAACCGGCCGGGCCTTTTCCGAGAGGAGAAGAAGATCATGCGATTCAGATCCAGAAGTAACAACGAGGTGACCCGGCTGGCGTCCACCTCCGGGCATATCATCCTGGTCGGCCAGGAGTTCGTCGAGGTTCCCCAGCACATGGAGGCCGAGGCCTACTCCAACGGCTGTGTGTCCGAGGAGATTTACAACTCCATCAAGGCCGACATGGCCAGGGGCGCGGAGCGGGCTGCCATGGAGATGCTGGCCGGTGCAACCGGTGGTGGTGCGCAGCAGGTCAGCGTGATCAAGCTGCCGTCCGGCGACATCATCCGCGAGGATCGGCCGGCGGTCATCCGCAAGGCGATCCAGGGAATGCTCGATGGCGGCGAAGATGGCGCGTTCACGGCCGCCGGCCTGCCGAACCTCAAGGTGCTCTCAGGCAAGTGCGGGTTCCAGGTGGCTAAAGACGAGATGGAGGCCGCCTGGAAAGTGGTCTCGGGCAACGGTACGGATACCTGTGCCGATCAACCGGGCGGCGAGGCTGGAGAGTAACCAATGCTCAATGCTTCGCAGATAGCCGACAAGGTTCTGGACATCGTCCAAGACCCGAGCTTTGACATCAGCACGGTGCTTGCCGAGTTGAATGCGTTTGCCGCGCACATCACCTCCAGGGTGCTCTTTCCGGCCCTGGAGGCCGAGGCCAACGTCGTCACCGTGACCACCGCGGCCAGCGTCAACCTCCCGGATAATTTCCAGCGCAACCTGTTCCACTGCCGGAATGCCACTGGCCAGCCGGTGACGGTCCTCACCAGCAAGGCGCAACTCGCACGCAGGTGCGGGAACGATCTTGCGCAAACAGGGCCGCGCGCCCTCAGCGTGGCTCCTGCAGCGCCGCTCCTGTGGTACGCGCCCATCCCGGCAGTGGCCGAGACGCTGACGCTCAGCTATCACCGCAAACCGGACGTGATCACCTCCGCATCCACGCTCTCATTCCTGCCCGACGGCTTTGACGACCTGGCTATCAATTGGGTGTGCTGGAAGCTCTACGCCAGAATCGAGCAGGGCACCGAGGGCAACAAGACAGACACGTCCTACTACAGCAACCTCTACCTGGGAATGCTCGAAGAATTGCGGCTTTCGATACCTCAAGGCGTATCGATGCCGAGCCCGCCGGTCAGTATCCCGGAGCGGTGGTAGCGTCCCATGGCACAGATCAAGTCGATCACCCTCTACACCGCAGCGGCCGGACTGAACACACGGCTCGACCCGCAGCGGCTCACGCAGGGAGTAAGGGACAATCCTGGACTGGTCGAACTGTCCCAGGCGGTCAACATATCCATCGACGACCGTGGCCTGGTCTCGCTGCGCAACGGGGACACGCTGGCACAGGCCGGAGAATTCCATTCGTTGTTTTGCGATGGACGGGATTGTTTTGTAGTCCAGGAACGCGCAGGCGATGCGGCCATCATGCAGGTAATCCCCGACCTTTCGCTGAATGGCATCAGGAGCGGTTTGAGCACGGACAGGCGGATGGCATGGTGCCAGGTGAACAATGATACCTTGTACAGCAACGGGGTTGAAAACGGGATAATCCGCGGCGGCGCTTCCGTTCCGTGGACCGCTGGGACATACGCCGGCCCGGACGCTGATCTGGCGTTCGAGACCAGTGTTCCCAGGGCCAGCCACATAGGCTTTCGCCCTGGCGGCCAACTTCTCCTTGCCGAAGGGCCTGCAATCTGGATCAATCATCTGCCATTCCAGTTCGGGCTGTTCAGCAAGCGTCAGGGGTATATTGGTTTTGATTCTGACGTGATGATGTTGGCTGTTGTCCGCGACGGATTCTTCGCCTCTGACAGTCATCGCACATGGTTCTTTCGCAAGGCAGAGGGTTGGTATGCTTACCGGCAGGAGTTGGCCGAAGATGCACCCGCGCTGCTGGGCTCGCTGGCCCATGACCGCGTTTCTTTGCGCGAGGTTGGCCTTGAGGGAAATGGTTTCGGGCGAGTGTGGGCAAGTTCTAAGGGGATTTGCTTGGGCACTGATGATGGCAGTTTGATCAACTTGATTGAAGACCAGATCAATTATCCGACCGGGTACGTTCGCGGGTCATGTTTGCTTCGCAAAAAGACGGTCATCCACACAGTATACTAAGAGGTGATTTCATGGCTGAAAGATTTTCGACAACTCATGCTAACATGCTTTGCGAGGCGGTCCGCACCGCTTATGCAAATGGTGTGCTTGCCATTTATGGTGGGGCTTCCCAGCCTGCTGATGCAGACGATGCGGAGGCCGGCACGCTGCTTGCGCTTATCACGTTGAGTAGTGGTGCTTTTACTGGTGGAGTCTCGACCAATGGCCTGAATTTTGATGCTGCTTCTGGTGGCGTGCTTTCAAAAGCAGCTGCAGAGACTTGGAGTGGAAATGGTTTGCCCGCTGCAGGCACCGGGACATTGGCGACTTATTTTCGCTTTTATGACAATGATATGGACACGGGCGCATCGCCTACTGGCCTCCGATTTGATGGGGCCATCGGAACGTCAAGCACTGCTGAGTTGCAAATGAGCGTTACAACTATTGTTTCCGGCGCACCTGTTGTTATCAACTCGTTCACGTACACTCCACCCAGGGCCTGATGTTAAAATAACTCAACAACCGATGCTGATGCAGGGAGATTCGTATGGGCTTTGACACTCTCTATGCGTTCTCCCTCTTAGATCCCACCTCTAGCAGTGTTTTCGAGGATGGTGATACTGGGCGATGTTTTCGCATTGTTATTCCAGCCGCAGCACTGCTCGGCACAGCCGGGTTTGTTCGCGCCCTGTGTTATCCTCCCGAATCAACTGGTAGTTCTTATTCGATCACTTCCGCTTTTGTTGGATTGCAGGCAACAAGTGGTGACGCCTGGGATCTTGACCCAACGACAGTGCAGCCGCTGACACAATGCGGTCGTACTCGTATCGAAGTTACTGGTTCTTCCGTCTACACCGACCCTGCGCCACTTGATGTTGATGGCACAAGAGCCATTGCTGTTTCGTTTTATTTCACGTTTGACGATGGCTATGTCGGGGGTGAAAGTTATTTCGGTGTAGATAATCTTGGTGTTCTTCCAGACAGCATAGAGGCTTATCGATGGGACTCTCTTGATTATTCAGGGGTGGCAAATGTTTCGGAATCTCCTGACACTTACGATGAAGTTGCTGTCTTTGCCAGAGAGATCGAGGGAACGTTTGATGATTTTGTACATGGCTATATAAACCCTCCTAAAGATCTTGTTTCTTCTGCCGCAACTAATGATCTGCCCGCTGGTACGTGGTGGATATTGTTTTCTGCCATTGGTTGTGATGGATACTTCTCGCCCTATGTGTTTACTTATGGTGGTGGTGGCTACACAACCAGACAGCACCTGGGAACGCCAACATTTGTCGGAACTGCTGAAAACATCAGGGTCCGGTTTCAAGTAATATCAGGCCAAACTTACACCATCACTCATGCCTATATTGGACTTCAGGCAACAAGTGGCGATGCGTATGATATTGATCCTGCCACGCTGGTTCGGCTCACACAAAACGGAAACACCACCCTTACGATCTCTGGGACTGATTTTAGGTCAGACCGTGTTTCGCTGGAGATTGATGGAACAAGGGCCGTCATTGTCAGTTTCTATGAAACTGATGGGCAAACATATCCTGGCCTAGATGACATATCGTCAAACATCGTCTACTTTTATGAAGAGACGGGAGTGAATGAGGCCGGCACGGCAAATGTTACTGGCTATTCACAAGAGTCTGGATCGTGTCTGGTTGTTCACAGCATCGAGGGAACGGATGAACTAATCACGACGGGAATAATCTCACCTCCCCTTCATCAAGTTGCAGCGGCGGGAATTGTTGATGCCAACTTCTTGAGCATCGTTCCTCCGGCTGAGGTTATCGAAAGTTCAGGAAACAGCAATCTCCCTGCCCGTGAAGGGGCTGGAGTTATATCCGGCCTCCTGCCGACAGTTGCCGCTGCTGGTGACAGCACCTTCGCGATTGGGCTGTTGACTTCTGCTGTTGAGGAGATTGTCGCCTCTGGGAGCAGCGAGATTCCTCCTGTCGTCTGTACTGGCGTTGTCGATGGACTGCTTCCAACAATCTCAGCGATTTCATATTCTAATCGAGGACGTGTTGTCCTTGGTGCGGTTGTTGCGGCAACTGGCGAGACATCTATCGGAGCGTGGGGCGTAATTCGAGAGCCTATAGCAAGGGTTTTTGGTGAGGGAGTCGGCAACTCTCTTGCAGATGCGGCCATCTCCCCATCTAAGGACGAGGTCGCCGGGAGTGCAACCACAACATTGCTGGGCCGCGGAAACATAATAGATCGCAAACATCGCGTTGTCGCAACGGTTGATAATCTGGCCACCCTGGTCGGTGTTGGCAGGTTGCGGCCGCAGCGTGATGTTGTCGCGGCCACCGCATCGTTGGCGACCGTTGCGAATGGAACGATTACTCAATATGTCGATACCATAGTTGCCAGCGGCGGGCCATTTGCGGTCGGAAATGCAACTGTGCGGCCGCCCCTTTCCAGGGTTGCAGCGACCTGCTCCTCTGGCATCGGAATTCTTTCTTTTCAGCGGAACAGTGCGCTGTCACCTCAGCAAGTAACTCCAGCATTGACATCAATTCTTCAGTTTAGGCGGGACAATGGCTAACACCGGCGAGATGATCACAATTGGCTCAGGGAATGAATTTCCTGATGTAAATACTCCCTGGAATTTGATTAACACCAGATTCCAAGACACGCTAAATCGCGCCGACGAAATGCTCGACTTGCTCGTCGGTTCTGGTGGCGACGGCGGGTATCTTGGAGCAATGAACAGCGCGATTGAGGCGGCCCCGTCCGTATCTGTTCCTGTTCCATCGGTCTCCACAGACATTAGTTTGAGCACGTCGGCGGGCGGGCCACCAACATTTGACGCTGGCGATCTTGCAAGTTTTCCTACTGATACATATTCGGCTCCTACCTTGTCGCCGGTCCCAACTATAGACGCTTCCGGGTTGGTGGGGGCTACCGAACCGACAGCAATCAACGCTGTATTGTCGTGGGTCGAGACGGCATACAGCAGTGATGTTTACGCATCAATCCTCACCAGGCTTCTCGATGATCTTCAATCAGGTGCGACCGGGCTTGATCCTGTTGTTGAGCAGGCAATTTATGATCGTGCCCGAACACGGCAGCAGGCCGATCGACTTGCCGAGTTCAACCGAATCAATAACCTGGCGGCCGAGTTGCATTTTCAATTGCCCAGCGGCGTGCTTGCTTCCGGGCTAACAGATTATGCCATCGGAGCTACGCGGCAGGACGCCGATATTGAAAATCAGATCATTGTTACACAGGCTGATCTTGCCCAAAAAAATGCGCAGTTTTCCATGCAGCAGGCTGTCGCGCTGGAGCAAACCTTGCGGCAGGTGTGGTCTGACAGTAACAATCGTGGACTTGAGTACAAAAAATCCGCGGTGGATCTGCTCCTGAGAGATTATGCAGAGCGCTGGCGAGGCTTTGTCGCGAAGATCGAAGGACAGAAAGCGTATATCGAGGCGCAAGTGGAAAATCTGCGCGGCGTTATTGAGTCCAACAAGAGCGCGGTCGAAGTGTTTCGTGAGCAGTACCAGGCGCTTGCTACCCGTATTGGCGCAGTGGCAGCCCACAATAAATCGGTGACAGATGTTTACGCTGCTCAGGTTGATGGATATGCAGCGGAACAGCGTGGGCTATCAGATGAAAACAAATCGAAGATCGATGCACTGGTTGCAAAAATTTCCTACGCAGAACTGTCGGTCAGGGCCGCTTCTGAGGAGGCGCAGCAAAAGATTTCTGGCTATGCTTCTGAACAGTCTCTTCGGGAAAAACTGGCGAATGACATGGCGACCATTGCGGCACAGTCTGTTGCTTCGTGGGCCAGTGCGGTCAATGCAAGTGCTTCCTTTGGATATTCTGGCAGCGAGTCTCTAAGTGAAAGCTGGTCGCACGGTGACAGCCTTTCGGAATCACACAGCTACGAACATGATCCAACCTCGTAAACTCAGATGGCAAAAACCATTAAAGTCGTTCTTCACGGCGATCTTGACGCTTCCAGAAGAGAAGAGCATCATGGATTACGGCTGCTTGAGATACTTGAAAGGTTCATGTCTTTTCAGGGCCTCACTCAATGTGCCATGAAAAAAGAGATCAGGCCCGGGCTTATTGTTGAGGCTTCCAAGGTCTATGGTGCTTGCAGGATTGATGTCTATGTTCCGAAGGGCGGAGAGCGGCAGGTTAAGAATGTTTCCGAATGTTTTTGCAATTGCGATTTTGCGATTGGCTATATCGTTTCGCTGGAAGATGAAAAACTCGACGACAAGTTTCAGTTTTATGAAGTAGCCGTCTGCTTCAAGAATCGAACGTTTCTCTTGCATGAGCACATCCTGGCCAGCGACTTCACCGAGTATGTTGTGGGGGAAAGGGTCTTGCTGATTCCGTACAATATGGCCGACTTCGTTTGTTGTACCACTGGGACTGGTCGGGCAACAGGCTGCCGGCCGGTCAAATCTGAACTTGAACTTGATGATGATTTGTGGCGGACGGACATGAGAATAATTCCCTGGTGTGCTGTGCGCATACCCAAGTGGCGGCCAAAGAATGGCGGAGGATTAGTCTAGCATGGCACAATACGGCGAATGCGGCGAGTCCGAATATACCAAGATCACATTAGCGAACCTGTTTGATCTGCGATATTCCAGAATCTTGCAGGGTGATATTCTAAGCATTGACGAACTGGCGAATACGGCAAGCATTGTTATTGCTGAGGAGTGCCCGGAGATTGAGGGCCGTGACCTGTCGGCTGTTCCATTTTTTTACCACTGCGAATCCTCTACCGGGACAATAGAAGATTTGGCGAACGGTCACCTGGCCTTTCGAGCGTATGATCGTGTCCTTGTCTTACTGGCGCCAGAAAACGGCGATACCGAGGAGCGCTTGTTTATTATTGGTCATGCAGATATTCGCGATTTGAAAAAATGCGAAGACGGCGATTATATCCTGCTTTCATACAAGCCCTGGTACGACACAAATAACAATTACTTTTGCTTGTTTGATGTAGCGGCTGGCACTGTTCTTGAGATGAATGGCGTTGAGCCCCTTGACGAGGGGAGTCCTGATGTTCCCCCGCTTTCTGGTGGACGCTGCATGGGGCCTATCAATATTGCCTATAATTGGCTCTTTTATAACTTCGAGCCTGTAACATCATCGCCAATAACTGTTCCATACGATGATGAAGGTTGGACAGAGCAAGAGACTTATGGCAGCCATGTTTATGAGTACGGCGGACCTGGTGGCGCTGGGATTGTAAATATCGAGGAGTCCTTTACTGGAGGCTTTTTTGGGCAGCGACCGAAAGGCGCGTCATGCGAAGATTGGTACACTCCAGGCAACGGAGAGTTTTCTGCGTCTTCATATGGCGAAATGATCCCCACTACTGATGCAGATATTTTTGGTGGAGAGGCAACATATACATTTCATGGTACAGGATATGCGCCTGTATCATACCGTAATGGTGGTGCTTGTGGTGTTTTGTGTCCAGAGTTTTTGTATACATTCTCAAAGTGGCTCGGGACGCTTGACGATGCAGATCTTGCCTATTCGATTACTGATTCGTTAAGCAGCAATACATACAAAATAAAAATGAAGTACCGCAAAGAAACTTTAATCGAGTGCACGACAGAAACAGAACCGCACATATATCTGTCTGGTGGATATGAGTACCTTGGCGAGGACTACACCTCAATGTCCACAGAAACAATTGACTGCACACTCGAGTGGGACTTTTCAGATTTTGGCGTAACAAGTGGCGTATGGGCGTTAGGTAGTTCTGCTGCTCTCGAATACGGTCAACTTTTTGGCGAGCCACATACACTTACTGAAAATGGAGATCATCTTATTGGTTTTGAAGATGCTCCAGTTTTCAGGCGCCCGCAAGGCGGGCCGATCAGAGTGGGAAGAAAAGGATTTTATTTTCTTGGCTGGGCGTCGATGTACGGAAGAAGATTGGACGCAAAACCTTCCAATGATCCAAGAGTTATGTGGGGAGACAACTCCCTTAATGGCTATTATAAAGCCCCTGGGGCAACTATTGGCCATGTAATGCAAACACAACCATTGAACTTTGATGGGCTAGCCAAATACGGATTGTTGAATCCGTACTTTACTACAGGTTGGAGCACTAGCGTAATTAACAATTCCTCGGTGATTGCGTGGAAAGTCGCCCCATGTCCGCTGATTGCCATGTTTACATCGGAAATGATTGATGAAGACGGCCAGGTCAAAATGGACGATTGCGTAAGCAACGTGGATGAGGAGAAGTCTGTGGCACTTGGCGACGCGCTGGTTGAGATGTGCGAACGGGCATATACAGCATTTAAGACTACCGAATATAATGGTCCGGGATATATGACTATTTGGCGAAAACGGAGAGAGCCATTGTGATTGAACTTAACTTGACCAATCGAGCGGCCGCGCAGACAACCAAGGGCTACAACTCGGCGTGTGTGTTCGGCGATGTGGCACTTGGCGCTACGTCGTCCGGGCTGTATCAGATTGGTGGCTACACGGATGATACCGCGGCAATTCCGGCGCTGGTCAAGTCGGGCCTGCTCAATCTCGGCCTGGAGAACAAGAAGCGCTTTCGCTTCTTCTACTTCGGGGTCGAGGCGTCCGGCCCGCTGACACTGACCGTCCACGGTGACGGCGTGCTGGCCGGCCGGTATACCGTGTCCGGGTTGCAGCCTGGTCTCCAGGTGGTGCGCGTGCCGATCAGTCGCGAGGTGAACGCCTGGTACTGGCAATGGACCGTGGAAAACAGCGCCGGTTCATTCTTCGTGCTGCATTCGGTGCAGGCGCTGCCGGTCATCCTGCACCCAGGCCACCAGTGATAATCACGCTTGGTAAGCGTAAGGTTTTAGGTTAAAATTGAGCCGTAACTTTCAGGCGTTCTGCGCCAACTCTGAGGAACGAACATGGCTGACATGACAAAGGATCAAGAGGCCCGCCTTAACCTGGCATCCAGTCAATGGTGGGGTGGACATGCCCGGAACTTTGCCCGGAGTATGGATCCGAGGAACAAAGAGCCGATGGAGCAGGTTGCTCCGTGGGGAGAGGCGAGGGCGGCAGCTATCGCCCCTCCTGCCACGGTAGGCCCTGCCCTGACAGGAGGAGGAGGGACGCCGGAACGCCCACAGGATGCTCAACAGCCCAACGTCCCAACCCTTAGCAATCAGTCAAAGATGGCCGTCGCTGGCGGTGCTCAGGCTGGACCTCCGGCTGCCTGGCAGCAGCAGGCGTTTCGCTCACTACTCGGCAACGGCTTGACCATGACCGGCGACATGCAGGGCAATCGCACCTACACTATGGGCACACACGGGCAGGACGGTTACGGCAGGATGGTGGTTCCCGGCGGACAGAACGCCATGGCTGCACAGAACCTTGTCGGGGGCAGACCGCAGGCCCAGTCTCCGTACTCATTCGAGGGATCCCCGGAGGATCGCGCTCGGTTCATGCGGCAGCCGACTCGGCCAGCCATGCAGAATGGCAACGCCGTTTCCCCGCAGCGTGCCGCTTTCCTCCAGCAGTATGGCGGCCGCAACAATGGCGGCGCTGGAATGGAAGCGCCGAAGTATCTCGGCCCGGAGAGCGGCCTTGGGTGGAAGACGCGCTTGGCGAAGTACAACGCAGAACTGGATGCCTACGAGAAGCTGACCGGGCAGAAGACCGACATGGACATAGCGGCCATGCGTGAAGCTGGAGCCGGCCGGCAGTCAGAGCTTCAAGCCCAAGGCGTAAACGACGCGAACGACATTGCTCGGCAGCGGCTTGTAGGGGACCAGCAGGGCAACGCCCTGGACATGCAGGCAAAGCAGCTTGAAATTCAGTCGCTGCAGCAGCGCCGGGAGATCGAGAATCGCCTGAATGCAACCACCGACCCGAACGAGCGGCGGGCGCTGCAGGCGCAACTACTGGCCCTGCAGGGTAAGGATTCTGCACAGAAGTACCAGATCGTGACGCGGGAAGAGATAGACCCGGTGACGCAGATGCCGATCAAAACCCCGATAGCCGTCAACCAGGATGATCCGTCGCAGTCGTTTGTGGTGCGCGGGCAGGGTGGGCAGCGGCAACTCGCGCAGATGCCCAATGACAAGAAGCTCATGGTGAAGGGCCAGGATTACGACACTCCGCGCGGGCCGGCGACCTGGGACGGGTCGAGGTTCATTCCCCTGCAATAGCCTCTTCAAACGAAAACGGCTTGGACGGATGCCTCCTTGCGCACGTCGCGCTGATGGCGGCAACGGCCTGGCCGGTATGCGCCTTGTCGATGTTGTTCAGGATGCAGTCGGAATAGCTGCTCCCTTTTTTGCACCCAGGGACAGCGCAAAGAACGGCGGCGCAGGACGCGAGAAGAACAATTTTTTTCATGACGATCCCCTCGGATACAGGATGGTGACAAATGGCTGACAGCTTCTCCTTTGAGGATGCTCTTTCAACCGGCACAAATCAAGGACAAACATCGTTCACCTTTGAGGATGCTGCCGCCGCAAGCAGCGGGCCTCGATCGGCAATCGGTGAGGTCGGCACAGGTATCAAGCGCGGCGTCATCGGCGAGCTGCCGAAAGTTGTCGGCCAGGCCATGCAGTGGGCCGGCGAGGAGGAGGGCGAAGGCTTCCGGCGCACGATGCACGACGTGGGCGAGGGTATCGCCGAAAGCGCAGAGGAGCGGCTCAAGAATCCGAACATCCAGCTGCAGCCAGATCAGCACAACGCGGTGACCAACGCCCTGGCGGCCGGCGGCGAGATGCTGGCCCCATCCATTGCGCCTGCCGCCGTGGCCGGTCTAGGCCTGGCGGCCATCCCTGGCGTGGCTGCAACCAGTGGCCTCGGCCTGGCCGCCGCCTCCCTCGCCGGCGCCGTCCCCCTGGGCATGTCCCAAGCGCAGGACACCTACGAGCGGGTGCAAGAGGCTGGTGGCGACAAGGCTGCGGCCCGCGCGGCCGGTTGGAAGACCGGCGCCATCGAAACGCTTGGCGAGACTGCCGGCACCTACCTCGGCGGCAAGCTGCTCGGCGTAGGCGGCAAGGTGCTCAAGAAAGGTGCGCAGAAGACCATGGGCAGCACCATCGGGGCGGCAACTGACACGGCTGTCATCAAGCCGTTCGGGAAGCAGTTGGTGCAAACTGCCCTCGGCGAGGTCGCCACCGAAATGGGCCAGGGCTCGAGCCAGGCGTATGTCGAGCGCGAGGCCGGCGTGAACACTGACCCGTGGACGGTCGCCAAGGAGTCCATCGCGCCCACTCTTGGCATGACGGCCCTGCTGGCGCCCTTCGGCCTGGCCGGCTTCTACAACAACTCCAGGCGTGCCGACGCCATTGACCAGACCCTCACCGACCCGGCTGCCGCCACCCCGGAGGAGCGCCTGCAGGTGGTAGACATGCTGCACCGCGACGCCAAAAAGCAAGGCGTTCCCGACGCGGACGAGTGGCGCACGCAGGCAACTCTTGATGTCGCCCAGGGGCTCCCCGTGCGCAGAACAGTCGGCGAGGCTCGCCCCCAGGCAAATATCCCCCCGAACAGCCCGTTGACCCGGGCCGCGTCTCTGTTGGCCGGCAACACGGTCGACCCGATACTGGCAACCGGTTACGCGACCACCCCGGCCGATCGGATTGTCGACCGGAGAGCCGACCCGGAAGGATGGGCGCGCCAGGAAGAAGCGGCCAAGACCCGCAACGAGCAGGCGCTGAACCGCGGCGACGTGGTTCAGCGGCGCGCAAAGGGCGGGGCCGCGTTTACCCGGGACATTCCGCAGGCTGACCAGAATCTGACCCGGCAGGGGAAAGACAAGGTCGAGCGCGAGCGGCGAGAGGCTGCACGACGCGAGGAGTTGGCCAGGGCCGAGGCTGAATACCAGCGGTACATCGACCCGGGCCTGACCGAGCAGGAGGAGCGGCAATCTTTCCCGGCAACGGCCGGCATGGAAACCGAAGACCGCCGGCGTGAAGGCGAGTGGACGAAACAGAGCAAGGCCGCGGAGGACTACAACCGCAGGCGCAATGTCCGCGGTGAAGTGGACCGGACGGCCCGCGAGTACGACGAACAGCTGGGCGCAGATTTCGAGCGGGCACTGATCGACGGCGGCACCACTCTGCCCCTGTCGAAGGCAGAGGAGCAGGCCGGCCGGTCAGGATTCCCGGGCACCACCGGGCCGATGACCGCGAAGCAGCCGGAGTCGAAGCCCAATCCGCGCCAGAGGGAAATGGATGAGTTCGAGTTGGCCTACAACCCGGACGCCCGTGCCTCCCTCATGGGCACGGCCATGGCCACCGACGACAAGGGGCGGTCCGAGTGGCTGCGGCAGGAAAAGAAGGCCCTCACGCAGAACAAGGTCCGGAACTTCCAGGATGCGCAGACCAGTGCCCAGGCCGTCAACGAGCAGAAGCGGCGCGAGCAGGCTGAGGCCGAGGAGGCCCGGAAGCGCGCCACCGATCCGCTCTACGACGCCAAGCAGCGGTTCCAGGAGTCCTACGACGCTGCAGGGACAATTCCCCAGGTCGACTATCCGTCCGACCAGGCGGCCAAGGAGTTCGAGCAGAAGGTCAAGGGCCAGCAGAAGGACCGGCAACACCGCGAATGGGTGCGAGCCTACAGGCGGAAGCAGGCAGAGGACAAGGCGCTGGCCGAGGACGAGACCATCCCGCCCGAGGTGCGCAAGCAGGCGGCCAAGGAGGCTGAGGATATTGTCAACGCTGATCCGGTCTACGGCCACATGGCCGAGGCCAAGCGGCGCGGCAAGATCAACCTGGAAGCGTTCGGCCAGGACTATGACAAGGACACTATCCGCCAGATCATCCGGAGATACCCGGGCATCTTCTCCCAGGTCGGCACCGTCAAGCCGGACGACTTCGCCAGCGAGATGGGCTACGCCAGTCTGGACGACATGGTTCGTCGGTTCTCCGAGGCGCGCACCAAGACCGAACTGACAGCGCAGATCATCCGCGAGCGCACGGGCGAGTGGCAGCAAGCAGAGGACGCCAAGCAGGCAGACGACGAATTCTTTGCGGCCAAGGCAGAGCGCAGTGACGGCGGCGCCCGGTGGAAGGGCGAGCCCGGTGGTTACCAGGGACGCCCGTTGCGGACCAGGTTCCCGGCACCCGAAGAAGAGATCGGTTACATGGAGGACATGATCCGCCGGCACCCTGACCGGTTCACCGACGACGACCTTGACCATTGGACCTACACCGCTGAGCAGCAGGGACGATTGCGGCAGGCATTGCGCGAGGCGCAGCAGGACGATTCTTCTGGCTCCGAAATGTCGGATAATACCGAGCAAGGGCAAGGACAGGGCGATACTGTTGCGTCGAACGCAACACCGCCGGCCGACGCTGCCGCGGCTGATGCTGCACATTCCCCGGACAACGACCTTCCCGACCCGACCGACGCACAGAAGGAGGCGGGAAACTATAAGAAAGCGCACGTCCGCCTCTACGGCCTGGACATCTCCATCGAGAACCCTGCCGGATCAACGCGGTCCGGAGTTGATCCGGACGGAAAGCGGTGGGAGGTGTCGATCCGCGACCACTACGGATACATCAAGGGCACGGTCGGCAAAGACAAGGACCACCTCGACGTGTTCATCCCGGAAGGGTTCATCCCCACCGACAAGGACAAGATCTTTGTCGTCAACCAGATCGACCCCAAGACGGGCAAGTTCGACGAGCACAAGATCGTCTTTGGCTCGCAGGGCGAGGCAGCGGCCCGGACCACCTACCTGCGCAACTACGACAAAACCGGCCCGTCGCGCATCGGCAGCATCACCGAGATGCCCCTGGATGAGTTCAAGGGGTGGCTCGATTCAGGGGACACCACCAAGGCGACAAGCCCTGTTCGTGGCTCGGATTCGGCGAAAGACGAGACGCAACCGTCGTCTCCTGGAGCAGATGAGACACAAGCTGACCTGCCAGGTGCAGGAACAGCAACGGCCCCGTCTCCGGGCGAGGCCAGCAAGGGGGCACGCGAGCCGTGGCAGATGACCAGGGCCGAGTTCCTCGCCGACCCGAAAACGAAGCAAGACGCCAACCACTACAACGCGGTGGCCTCTGCGGCGTCGGCAGGCCGGCCTGTTCCGGCGGCAGTCCTGGCTGATTATCCGGATTTGGCAAAGAAGTACGGACAAGTCAGCAATGCAAAACCACAGCAATCCGCCGACATGGCCGATGTTCCCGAAACTGATTTCGGGGAGACCAATGCCGAGCTGCCGCAAGACGTAGAAGCCGAGCTTGCGGCCACTTCCGACGAAGATCTCGACGCCATGATGGACGATGTCTTCGGGGAGGAAAAGCCCGCTGCCAAGCAGCCGAAGGCGCCAGCAAGGCCAAGAATGACCCCGCTCGAGAAGTTCCTGAGCGACATGGAGAACAATGGCGCAGCCAGGGACGCAAGGGGACGGGGGTTCAAGATTGTCTCGTCTCCGGCAGACGACGGCAGCTTTGTCCTGGAGGTCGTCGACGAGTCCGGTGACCGCCGCACGATTGGCCGGCCATATCCTCCTGGCCGTGGATTCTCCCGCGCCGAGGCGATAGGTCGGGCGGTTGAGGAGGCGTCATTTGAGAAACCTGCGCGCCAGGCGCAGCCGAAGCCGCCCAAAACCGCCGGGCAGATCACCAAGCAGGGAGGCATCGAGGCCCTGGAAGGCGTCAAGTCGGCCATGGCCGGCCTCAACGCGCTGTTCGGCAGCAAGAACCGCCTGGGGTCCGGGCTCGCGTTCGACGAGGACACCTACGCCCAGGCCAAGCCGCATTTCGTTCAGGCATGGAACCATGCCAAGGAGGCCGGGTACTCGCTCAAGGAACTGCTGCAGTATTTCCATGACCAGTTTGGCAAGGCCGTCCGTCCCTACCTGGAGCGGTTTTTGAAGGATGTGAAGGCTGGTGACTTGACAGTGCCAGAAGCGGACAGTACAGTAAATCAAGGATATGCAGGTCGACAAACAGGAGGAGCCGACAATGAGAGAGCGGACAACGCAAGACCTGATCAACCTGGCACGGACGTCACCATACGGAAAGACGACGGAGCAGTTGAAGGGGATGGCGATAGCACACTGGGCCAACTACCTCCCGAAGTACGTCAAGGGGCTGGTGAAACGGAATCGGCTGCAGGAGGTGGCGACCAAGGCGGCGGAAAGGGCACAGGCGGAGATCAGGGAACTGATGGAGGCCGGGTACCAACTCCACGAGGCGGAAGAGGTCGTGCTCCCAAGGTACATTCTGCTCAGGGAGGAGCCGGAAATAACGAGCGAGATGGAGAATCCCGACCTCTGACCGCGGCGCCGGCAACCATCCCGGCGCAGAACTTTGTCATCACCCCGGACTTGCACCTTGGCAAGGGCGGCGAGGTGGCCAAGTTCAACGACAACGTCGCGGCAATCACCACGCTCAAGGCCATCCTCAGCGAGCAACGCAGGGCCACCCCCGACGAGCAGGCCGTCCTGGCCAAGTATGTCGGTTGGGGCGGGCTGGCGAACGCCTTCAAGAACTCAATCACCGGAGAGATCAAACCCGGATGGGAGAAGCGGGTCGGGCAGATCGAGGAACTTCTCTCGCCAGCCGAACTGGCCACGGCCAGGAACAGCACGCAGAACGCACACTACACCAGCGAGGCTGTTGTCTCGGCAATGTGGCACGGCCTGCAGCGCCTTGGATTTTCTGGCGGTATCGTTCTCGAGCCATCGGTAGGAACCGGCAACTTCCTTGGCCTCGTGCCGCGGGACGTCGCTGGCAAAACCAGGTTCGTCGCGGCCGAGTTTGACCACATCACGGCCGGCATCGCTAAATTGCTCTACCCCAAAGAGGCGGTGTTCCACACCCCTTTCGAGAAGCTCCCGCTTCCGTCCAACGAGTTCGACGCTGTCATCGGCAACCCTCCGTTCGGCAAGACCAGGCTGTCGTTCTCCCACCTGCCGACCATCAACCAGTACACCATCCACAACCAGTTCTTTCTCGCCGGCCTCGACGCACTCAAGCCCGGCTGCGTGCAGGCGTTCGTCGTCTCCCGCTACCTCATGGATGCGAAGGATTCGACCGTTCGTGAGCAGATTGCCAAAAAGGCCGAACTGCTTGGCGCCATCCGCCTGCCTGACGTCGCGTTCAAGGAGAACGCACGGACAGAGGTTATCACTGACATCATCTTTCTTCGCAAGAAGCAGGCTGCGGGCAGACAGGTCGACCAGGACGCCAACGCGGACGAGACGCCACAGGTCGCGAACAACGCGAGCCTGCCCACATGGGTCAATACCGTCGACATCGAGGGTGAGGCTGGCCAGGAACCGATCACAGTCAACGCCTATTTCGCCAACAACCCGGAGATGATCCTCGGCAAGCTGGGCCGAACCGGATCCATGCGCAGGGACAACGACGTCGGCGTCCAGTACGACGGCAGCGATCTTGGCGGAGATTTGGTCAAGATCATCGACAAAGCCCTCCCGGAAAAGATCATCCCACCAGTTGACCAGGAGAGTTCAGCCAAGGCCTTCGAGAGCATGGCGACGTCGCTCCACCTCTCCTTGACAGGTGAGGAGGATGGGAGTGTTTCCATCGACGACAACGGCGACCTCATTCACATCTACGAGAAACTCTCTCCGTCCGGAGCCTATTTACTGGCTCGCCGGGTGCTAACCCCTGAATCTCCGTGGTCGAATAAACTCACCCTGAACCACGATGGCCGCTGGTCCGAGGAGGTTGACCTGCTGGGTGACGACGGCAAGCCGGTCAAGCGAATCATCAACGGGAAGAAGACAAACAGAAACGAGAAGACCCTGAAGTATTACACCGAGGCCGAGGTCCCCAGTACCATGAGGCTCGGCAACGACCCGTACAATCGTCTTCGCGATGCAGTCGGCCTTCTCGGCATGGTCAAGGGGCAGATCAATCTCGAATCGTCGGAAACGGCCAGCAATGATGAAATAGAGGCGCACCGCAAGAAACTTGACCGCGCCTATGACGCCTTCGTCTCAAAACACGACCACGTCAACTCCGGCACGGTCTCCAAAACTGTTGCCGACGTGCCCAACGGAGCGCTGCTCCTCGCCCTGGAGAAGGCCTACACTCGCCCCATCACGAAAGCCAAGGCCAAGACCCTCGGGATTGACCCACGCCCGGGATCCGCTGAAAAGGCAGACATTCTCTCGCGTCGAGTCATCTTCCCCTATTCGACGCCCAATCGCGCAGAGGGTGTTGACGACGCGCTGGCCCTTAACCTCTCGGAGACTGGCCGGGTCGACCTGGAGATGATCTCTTCTCTTCTTGGCAAGACCGAGCAGGAGGTCATCGCCGACCTGCACGACAACCTCGACGAACCGCTGATCTTCTTTGACCCGGAGTTGCAATCCTGGGAAAAAGCCGACGAGTACCTCGGTGGCAACGTCGTCAAAAAGCTCAACGCGGCACGGGGGGCAGGGCTCGAGAAGAACGTCGAAGCCCTGGAGAAAATCCAGCCGAAGCCATGGGGCGCCGACAAGGTGACGATCCTTCCAGGGGCGACCTGGGTACCAGAATCGGTCTATACCGACTTTGTCTCCTTCCTCACGGACGCACCGGCGCGGGTTCGCTTCCAAAAGGCGACCAACACCTTTTTTGTCGAGGCGGACACCATCACTGAAAAGGCAAAGAAATGGGGGACAGAGGCGCGCGACGTCAGCAGTCTCGTCAGCGCCATGCTGAACAGCAAGACCATCAGGGTCACCTATTACGACAGGGCAAACGAGACGACGGTTTTCGATCAAGAGGCCACCGAAGCGGCGGCTATGAAGATCGCCGAGATCAAGGAGGAGTTTTCCAGCTGGGTATTCAAGGACGGCGACCGCCGCCGACTGTTGGTCGACCTGTTCAACCAGAAATACAACGTCCGTGTGCTCAAGCAGCGCAACGGCCAGCACCTCAAATTGCCAGGCAAGGTTCCTGACACCCTTATCAGGATGCGGCGCCACCAGATGAACGCCATCTGGCGCGGCGTCGTTGACCGCTTTGTCCTTTACGATCACGCTGTCGGTGCTGGCAAAACTTTCACCGGCATTGCCCGGGCGATGGAGCGCCGGCGGATGGGCCTTTCCAAAAAGCCCATGATTGTTGTCCCTAACCACCTGGTCGAGCAGTTCGCCGCGGACGTCTACCGCCTTTACCCGGGCGCGAAGGTGCTCGCTGCCGGCAAGAAGGACCTGGAGAAGAGAAAGCGGCGACGGTTGTTTGCCAAGATTGCCACGGGCGACTGGGACGTCGTCATTGTGCCGCACTCCTCCTTTGCTTTCATCGGGATCCACCCAGACACCGAACTGCGCTATGTTGAAGAGGAATTGCGCGTCGCCGAAGAGGCGGTCAGGGAGGCGGAAGAGGAGGCAGCGTCCGAAGGATACAATGGCCCAGGGAAACCGCTGACTGTCAAGCAGGCCGAGGCCCTGCGCGACCGCCTCCGCGCGCGCATGGAGAGCGTCAGAAAAGGGGCGAACAATCGCGACCGCCTGCTCACCTTCGAGCAGATGGGCGTGGACGACTTGACCGTGGACGAGGCCCACGAGTTCAAGAACCTCTTCTATTCGTCGAACATGCAGGCCAGGGGCATGAATCCGCGGGCAGGATCGGCCAAGGCCTACGACCTGTGGACCAAGATCAGGACGCTGCGAGAGACGAACGGGTCAGTCGCGTTCATGACCGGGACCCCGATCAGCAACAGCGCCGTTGAGATGTATACCATGATGCGCTACCTGGCCGCCGACGACCTCGCGGACATGGGGATGGAGCACTTCGATTCCTGGCGAGCGCAGTTCGTTGACGCCACCACCGAGTTCGAGCCCACCGAGTCGGGCCGCGGCCTCAAGGAGGTGAACCGTCTCGGCCGTGACTGGTCCAACATGCGCGCGCTCATGGACCTGTACTATTCCTTCTCCGACAGCGTGTCGAACGAGGATATTCAACAGTGGTACCGGGAGGACAACCCAGGCCGGGAGTTCCCCATCCCCAAGGTCAAGGACGGTGGTCATGTTGGCGTCAACGTCAAACCGACAGCGGCACAGGAGCAACTCATCCAGGAGATCGTCTCCGGATTCGAGGGCCTCCAGGACA